CTTGCCATTGAATATGCAAAAACTATTGAACTTGTAATTTAGATATTGCGTCAATGCCTGGCGTTCAGCATGCATGCTAAATGTTGACCATGTCGAACCTTCGGCTATCAGCGCTATGCCAGATTTCCCAAATAGCATGAGCGTTTTGGACATCGAACCAAAACCAGATACTCCTGCAGATGACGATTTCTGCCACAAGGTCATTGTTCGATTTATCGATCCAACGATGCCTGTTGCTGCGATTGTCGATTTGCGCAGATTTAAGCGTTGCTTCGACATCGAACCTTCGACCAAAGTGGTCATGGATTTCAGGAACGTCAATGCACCAGCCGAACCGATCACACCCATGCGTTTATCCATGGTCGCAGCAATACCGCTGATAGCGGACATCGATTTGACAAACAATTCCATTGATTTCGGAAGTTGTTCGTGTGCGATCATGGATTTTGTTCGGTATTGCATGGTCTTGGCCATGGTGCCGTTATGCCAGATCACCCCGGTTCCCGTTCCAGTTACGGTTTCACGAGTCCCTGTTGACGAACCGAGCGAACCAGTCGTTGCTGAACTCGATCCAGTGAGCGGTTGAAGAGTGGCAATTGAAGTTATCCCCGAAAATGCAGAACTTGTCGCAGTAATCGTCTCCAACGTCGCAGACGAAGCGCCTGTTACATTTAAATCTAAATTTATTCCGACTATTGTTTGCCATGCCACTGCGGCAGGCATTGTTTGTGTTGTCCAAGTTACACCGTCAGGTGATGTTGCGGCAGTAGCACTTCCGCTTACAATTACACAAAATACTGAACCATTCCATGCAACATCGATCCACGCAATAGCTGACGGGAGCGTCTGAGACGTCCATGTTATACCGTCAGGAGATGTTGCTGCATTTGTACTATTTGTCGATATCGCACAAAATACTGAACCGTTCCATGCGAGCGAACGCCAATTGGCCGTCGCAGGCAAAGTTCTAGACGTCCATGTTATACCGTCAGGAGATGTTGCCGCAATAGTTGAGCCGTACGCTATTGCGCAAAATACAGAACTATTCCATGCAACGTCATACCAAGACGACGCAGACGGCATTGTCCTGGTAGTCCATGTTACGCCGTCAGGAGATGTTGCGGCAGTTGTTGTCCCACTGGCCACTGCGCAAAATACAGAACCATTCCATGATATCGCCGTCCAGCTAACAGAAGCAGGGAGTGTTTGCGCGGTCCATGTTATACCATCTGGAGAAGTAGCTGCGGCAGTTCCTCCGGACGATATCGCACAAAATATAGAACCATTCCATGCAATGGCAACCCAATTGGCAGAGGTTGGGAGTGCACGTGTCGTCCATGTTATGCCGTCCGGAGAAGTCGCTGCAACAGTTCCTGTCGTCCCAGCAACAGCGCAATAAATAGAACCGTTGTATGCGACCCCTTGCCATCCTGACGCAGACGGCATCGCCCTGGAAGTCCATGTCGATCCGTCAGGAGAAGTAGCCGCATTAGTTAATCCATAGGCTACAGCGACAAATTGCGCCATCGCGTATCCCCCGTTATAGAGTGTTTTCTGTTCTCTGCCAACCTGTAATTGCAGTAGTTGCAGTAGCGGTCAACGAGGTCGATCCTGCCATATTTAAATCCGCACCAGATGTCGCAATTGAGCCGTCTTCTCGAATTTCTACACCTGCCGAATCGAGACCGCCCGCATCAGCAGTGCTGCCGTACCAACGATACCATCCGGCCGTTCCAGATGCGCCGTTTACACCTGACCATATCTGATTTGCATCTTTATCGAGTACACCTGCTACAGCCTGTTGCAGACTCAAACCATTAACGGCAGTAACGCCGCTGGCCATATTTGCAGGCGTTCCTGTAATGGTGGTAAACGTAGCAGCCACAACGAAACCATTTGGAGATGCACCAGTGCCCCGGCGCGCCGTAATTGTGATAACCGCACCAGATGAAGTAACGTCATATTCGACGAAACTATTATATCGTTGACATTGTGCGGCAACATCAGCGGCAGTCTGGGCAAGCGAAGTATTGAAGGGAACCGAAGCACCCATAATTTCGATACCATTTACCGTCAATGTGTCGACCGAACCGGCTGCGCCAGTATTAAGCGTCAGTGATCCCGTGGCCAACACTTCATCGGTCTTGGCGGCAGAGTTCGCAGTGATCGTGCACAAAAGCGTGCCTGTTACGGCTGCGTCTGCGTTGGCTGGCTGGGCACCCGAATAAATCTCGATGCGTCCATTGTTGAATGCGTTTCGAAGACTGCCCGAATTCGCCAAATACTGACGAGCGCCTGTTGAATATTTGAGTGTCATGATTACCCCCTTACAGTGTCGGGATTGTCAACTGGTCGCCAGTAATGGTGGTCGTAGCGGTTGCCGTCAGAGCAGTAGAACTCATGTTTAGCTCGGCACCTGCGGTACTAATTGCACCATCTTCACGGATGAATTCAAGATTAGTGTCAACGGCACCGGCATCCGCCACACTGCCATATTGACGATACCATCCAGCCGTTCCGGATGCACCGTTTACACCAGACCAAGTTTGCGATGCCAATTTTGAAACAATGCCGCTCACTGATGTACCAAATTTCAGACCATTTATCGCAGCAACTCCTCCTGAGAAGTTGCCGGTGGTCCCGGTGATTGTGGTATATGTCGCAGCCACCACGAATCCGTTCGGACCGGCACCGGTTCCGGGCAGCGCTTTAATTGTGACTACTGCACCAGACGCAGATGCTGTATATTTAACAGTACCTCTGAAATCATTGATTTTAGAGGCAATATCGGCGGCGGTTTGAGAAAGCGACGTATTGAACGGGACAGCGCCGCCAAGAATATCGACACCGTTTACAGTCAAGGTGTCAACAGAGCCGGCGGCGCCGGTATTGAGAGTCAATGAACCTGTGGCCAAAACTTCGGCGGTCAGCGCGCCAGAGTTTGAAGTGATGGTACAGAGCAATGTTCCCTGAACAGCCGCATCGGCGCTAGCTGGTTGAGATCCACTGTAGATTTCGATTCGACCGTTTTGGAATGCATCTTTGTAAGAGCCGCGGTCTGCCATGAAGTTACGTGCTGCGGTGCTATATCGCAAGGTCATGATGATTCTCCTTCGTGCCGCCTATCGGCGGGATTAATTAATAATTGCTCGATACAATCAAGCGATTAGGCCCAGGTACAAATAACGAAGCGCCTCGCCCGGCCGCTGGAATACTATAGACGGTTCTGGTCAGATTTTTTATTTCCAGACTCGGCAGACCGACACAGATTCCGCGTGATGTTAGCCATACTGGGAGCAATCTCGCCCCATTGGAGTTATCCCCATACAGCGAGCCATCAACCATAACCATCGAACCTTCGATGGCACCGTAATCAACTTTTGGCACGTATTCGAATTGTGACATGCCTTTGCCTACAAGGATACCACAAGATCGATCAGTACCTACAAATATGCCCCCGTCCGCGATGCCATCTAAAGTCGCAAACATTGTTATGCGCCCATCAAATGGAATGAATTTGCGCAAGTCAAACAATTCGTAATTGTATTCTTCCGAGGGATAGACGACATCGCCCGATGCAACATAAAGCACGTTTCGATAGAAGCCTATAACCTGGCCGGCCGGCGGTGGCCCCATGAATTGAGTGAGCAACGGAAGATTCAATTCCGAAGTATCGTTCATGTATGACGCGGATAGTGTGGCATTTGGAACGGTCATGGCCAAAAACAGAACATCGCCGTTTCGCGTGCTCAAATATACATTTTTTGATACGACATCCGGATCAATTGATTTTGGCAGACCGAGTTCCAGCCCCGCGCCATCAGTGGCGATATCTATTCGTTCGGCCAGTGTTGCGCCGGATTCTTGACCATCCGAACGCACGAATGTCGTTGCAATCTGATACGAGCCTGCCAGCATCCCACCTCCGGCGATTTCGGTAACACCAGGAGGATATGGAACAGACAAACCCCAAGAACGAACCGACCCGTTTTCATAAATTCCAGATTCTTTTCCATTAGTGAAATAGATACGATCCAGCACCTTCTTATAGAACATCGGCATGTCGGCAGTCAGCCCCGACATTATTGCCGTTCCGGTCAAATCCGCATTCAATCGATAGAGAACGGTCCCTTGAACATAAAATGCAGCGCCAGGTTGCCCATCCGAATATAGTTCTGCGCCATCAGCCCACGCCGAATGGGTCGGTGCGGCCGGAACCGTTGGGACCGCCGTAAATCCATCACGAAGGGCTATCGCACCACTATTGTCAATATCGATATTTTCGGCAACAGACAGGTCGGTCGGACCCAGCCGTTCGAGCGGGCGGTCGTTTCTAAGACCTGTAAATTCTCTGAATTTCATGATCGTTACGCATAGGAAGTGTTTCGATGCGGACGACTTGAATTCTGACGTTTGCGATAAGCGGCATCCGGCCGCTTGCCGAACATATTTTCAAATTCCAGCAACGCTCGGGCAGATTTATCCGGATCAAACGTTTCAGCATCTGGGCGCTGATAGCCGCGGTGAAGCGCCCATTTGACAAGATGACGATGGTGCACGCCATTTATTTCTGGCGTATCGACCACAGCATCAACACCACCTGTCATATTGGACGTGCTTGTCGTGATCCCAATACTTGTGGCAGCCACAACCCATCCGTTGTGCAATGAACCCGATGTGGCAATATCGGTAATAGTGATAACAGCCCCTACGGCCGCCGCAGTGAATTTGTTTTGATTCGCATTTATCTGAGTGGCGACGTCAGCGGCAGTTGTGGCCAGGTCGGTATTGAATGCAACCAGACTGCCGAGAATGTCGATGCCGTTTACGGTGACAGTGCTGACTTGACCAGACGTTCCGCCGGTCAACGTCACCGTTCCTGTCGCCAATACTTCGGCACTTGCGTTAAGATCCATTGACCACAAAGGTAGGCGATAACCTTCTGTATGAATCGTATATGCCGTATTAGGGATACAATCGGTACGAAGCGACGTGTCGTAATGAATGATTCCAGTCGGACGGAACGGCAGTGTGCGCCAAAACGGGCGAACCGCGTCAAGTTCTTCGGCTGTAGTGATCGCTAACACATACGGCAGCATTCCGAGCGATCCTTTGTAAATCAGACTCGCGTACTCTATTTGAATCATGCGTTTGTCCACTTCGTAATCCATAACACCTTCCTGGATATCGAACTGGGTGAGCAACGGATTCACATTTTCTCGAATCAGATGTGTTGCTCGGACACATGCTTCAATCTGCGCTTCATTCAGCCAAACGATAATATCCTCGTCGGAAAACAAAGGAGGATTGGAATTATCAAACGCCTCCGTGCGGAATAGTTTGATCAAGTCGAGCAATGTCATAAGGCACCATACTGATCAACCAGCATGCGAGTATGCGCACGAAGCGCATCGTCCGAGGCGAAGTTGTTCACATCCACACGGATATTGAATCGCGTCTCTATGAAACTGGCCATTTGTTCTTTCGACATCAGAATCAGCTTGTCGTAGAACTCTTGCAGTTCGTCTTCTTGAAACGGCGTCGGAGGTGTTATTTTTGGGACAGAACCTGGCGGTATAGCAGACCCGTCAATCTCAACATACACATCGACATGCTCAATCATTTTTTTACCGATGTCGTCAGGAACATCTTTCAATTCCCAAGGCGCCCAGTCACCGGTCCCATAGATTATGTCGCGATGACCTTGTCGCAAAGATATGTTCTGAATGATCGTCATTTAAAGCTCATGCCTCCTAGACTAAACACGGCCTGTTCTTTTTTCTCTTCAGCAGGCGATTCGGTTTTTTCTTCCATTTCATCCTCATGCATCACGGCCATGTTTGTGATCTGGATCTCTACACGTGAAGAGTCGTTGGATTCGCTGGCATTCTTGGATGTGCTGGTTACTTTGCCGATAGCTATGATATGAAATTCATCGCCAACTTCGGGCAAATCGGTCACACCTAATTTTTTGAGCGCATCAGAATCGAGGCAGATTGACAGACCGTATCCGTATTTTTCACCGCTCGAGACTACGTCCATTGGCTTGTTGCGGGCTTTGATCTCTGCCGGAGTGCGTGCCATATCGACCATTTTGATTTTACTGTCCATCATCTTCTCCTTGACCAATATGAATGGTGATTTTGGCGTATTAAGGCTTGCGTGTTTCGCCTGGGATACCAAACCTAATCTGACTGCGATTCAAATCACCATTCATATTGGTAGGGCGACTATCACCGCCCTACCGGTTACCCGATTAAGGTACTTGCTGCGATGCTAGTGAGCCAGGAATATCGCCAGTCAGAACACCTTTAATAGCAATGTCTGTCTGGGACGCCTTGGCCTGTGCGGCGCCCGCCAATGTGATGACAAGATAGGCATCTTTTGGCAAGGTCACTGGAGCGGTTGTCGCGGTTTTGCGAAGGATCGCGGCAGTCGCGGCACTCTGGCCGGCAGGAATGAAATACGCATCGTTCTGCGGGACAACGGTGCTATCCACGCCATCGGTGTATAGAAAGCCGAGTTTGAACGTAGTAGCCGCAGTCATCGCTGTGGAAATGATGTAGTCGATATCCCACAGGGTCATTCCGGCAGGCAAGATGCCGAGACGAACAACGTCGGCGATCTGCAGCGCAGTGCTTTGGTCGGTATTTTGAGCCACACCAGACGCATTCACAGTCAGCGAATACGGAAGAGTGGTTTGGTTACCGAATGGGGTGTTGCCGAATCGTTTGGCTTGGGTCATTGCCCATGTATTTACGGTAGCAAGACCGAAACCTACGAAACCTACACCTGCGCCCACACTGAGACTATGCTGGGGTTCGAATCCAAATGCGGACGCGGCGCCGGCAACCAGCAAACCAGCTACGCCTGCTGCAATAATAAGAAATAACTTTTTCATGATGAATCTCCTTAGTGTTTGATGGAGACGGGGCCGAAGCCCCGTGCTACCTACTACTTATGCCACGCCTTCAATCTTGACTGCGGTATCGACTGCAACAACACCAAAATCGGTGTATTGCTGACTTGTGCCGAAGTCCTGCAGGAACTGAATCTTCGACATGCCGTTCACGATACCAACCAGCACTTCCAGACGGGCCTTATGGTCCATCAGTTCTTCGGAGTACATCACGGACTGGCCATCGATTTCTTCGCCACCTTCGGCGAACATCTTGGCTTTGCCCAGTGCCTGACCCAGTGCTTGGGAACCCAGCAGCAGTGCACGATCAATCGCATAGCCAGTTCCACCACCGTTACCGTTGTAAGTACCGAATGCGGCCGGAGCAGTATCGGTAGTTGTTTCGGTTGTGGAAGTGGCGCTTGCGCACCAATTCAGGGCAGTACCGGCAAAGAAGCGAATCGGCTTCGGCATCTTAACGATCAAGATACCGCGCCACAGACCAGCATCACCCAGCATCAGCGGGTTTTTGTTGGCTGCCGATGCACGTGACATGCTGTTTGCCTGCCATGTACGGAACATCGGGCTACGCAGGAACGAGTTGAACTGAGCGTTGGATACCAGCATCACGCGAAGCGGGCTGTCTTCGGCCAGTTCATCACCATCAAACTTGACAGCGCCAGGTGCAAACGGGGTTGCATCCAGCCAGGTTGCCAAGCTGTCAACCACATCGGTTGACATTTGATCAGTAGTTTGAATACTGATCTCGCCGCCGGCGGCCGCCACAGGGACGATGTTTCCACCGTTCACCATGAAGTGACGGTTATTGGATGGTGCACGAACCGTATTGATCATGGTTGGGGCAAACGAGGAGTCGGATGCCAGCGGCACCGCCCATTCGCCGTTATTATGGAAACCGCGGGCGCCTGCCAAATGAACCAGCGTACGCTGATCTTCCAGACGCATCATGAAACCGTAGGCATTCGCGCGAGCGGCGCCCAGCAGTTCATGTACGGTACGTTGTTGTGACATTTGCGAACCGGCAGAAACCGGATAGCGGGTCACGTTGATGTGCAAGCCGTCCTGCGCAAAGGTCATTGGTTGACCAAGACCCTGTGCATACGCATCACCCATGATCGGCTTACCCATCGTTGGGTTCAACAGATCGAAGCTAATACGGTCACCGGCTACTTTGGTCAAATCCTTGTTACGGACGATCGGATAATCGGTGCTGGTCTGCATGCGCGCCTTAGACTGAGCATCCTTATCGGTAGGAAAACTACCAGCCAGGCGGTTCAGAATAGTGCGACGCTGCATGGTCGCATAAAAAAGACCGACAGACTGTTTGATAATCGCCTGCGGGCTACCTAATGGGAGGATTGTTGCGCTCATGATGCTTCTCCTTCTTGGTTACTGTGGGAATGTTCCGTCTCTCGACGTGTTTTAAATTACAACGCTTTCAAAATTGCACTAGGGTCCATACCTGCAAACTTTCTGGACCATCCATCAACGGTCGTCGGATCTTCGGGAGATGTTTGCACACCAGCCGTAGGAATATCGGTAGAACTCGCGGGTACTCCCGATTTGGCATTCTTAACGGCTTCGGCGGCTTTTTTCTCCGCTTCTTCCTTCGATAGTCGCGGCGATTCCGGCGGCTTGCCGAGAGACGATTTGTACTCCGTGAGAAGTTCAATGACTTCGGTGGCAGTGCCTTCGGCCAGCACTTTCTCACCTGCAGTCCTGATATAACTGGGCTGCTTTTCAAGCCATTTCTCTACCTCACCGCTATCGCGAATCGTCTCGAAATCCGGTATAGCGTCAACAATCGTATCGAAATGCGCATTTAATGCGGCATCTTCTGCATTTTCCTGCAAAGGTTTAAGCGCGGCGTCCAGTTTCGCTTGGATGTCCGCAGTTTTTGCTGTCACCCCTTGCTCAACCAATTTATTCAGCGCAGGGCCGAGTTTTTCGGCAATCTCCGGAAAATCTTTGGCAAACTCTGCCAGAACATCCTCTTGCGCCTGGGTGCCCCCGGTCGTTTCATCAACCTTTTGCGCGCCCTGCAGATTCTTGATCAATTCGCTTTGTTGTTCATTCAACTGCTCAAGCTCTTTGGCCCGAGCCACCGCCGCATCAAGTTCGGGATTTGGCGGAGGTGTTGCGGTTTCTGTTGCAGCAGCAGGTGTCGCAGTAGTTTCTGCCGCCGCAGCCGCCGCAGCCGCCGCATCTTCGCTGGTTGTTTCAGTTTTGGTGGCAACCGGGGCAGCAGCAGCTTCGTCCCAGTCGATTGTTCCACCCTGACCAAGTATATGCAGTTGTTCCACAGTTAGCGCGTTGTACGCTTCCGTATCCTGCAAGAACCAGTCGAAATCACGTTCGGCCATCACCTATCTCCTTAAAATGTCCATCTAACTACTGGGACGTCCGCCTCACGGCGTGCGCTCTCTATATAACATAGTGAGCGCTAACTTTCAACATATTATACGGCGATTAGTGCTGCGCCGCCAATACTTTGCAATGTTGCCGCTGCGGCAGATGCGAAAGTAACGATGAAATCGCGATAAGTGTTTTGAGCGATAGTCATCGTTCCGGCCAATGTCCAGCCGGTGTTTGTGGTCACCGTCCAGGCAAATGCGCCAGCGCTGCTATTCATGATGCGCAACTTGTAGGTTTTTCCGACAACTGGCGTAAATCCTAGCGCGGTAACAACTGCGGCCACGGTTGGAAGTTGCGCATTGCTTGCGCCTGTAAGCGTGCCTGTCAGATTCAGATCGACTTCTTTCGATCCGCCGGTGACATCGGCTGCCGCCAAAGTAGCACTCGCAACCGCCGCGTTAGTGTTGTATTTCTGTTCGGTCACTTGAACTTGAGGGCCGACGCTGAATACAGTCGTATGCGCGGTGTAGTAGTTGATCATTTCATCATCGACCACGTCGGTTTCACCGATCGCCCAGTTGTCCGAGACTTTTGCCGCAGCGATGTGCGACAATTTTTTTGGCATGTTTTGAACTTTTCCGCTGATATTAGTAACGAGATACATGATGATTCTCCTTGGGATTTAAGATGGTTGTTTACTGGAACCGTAAAGTTCACGATTCGCCTTTGCATCAATTTCGGCTTTTGCTGATGGTGATAGATTTCCAGCAGCAACTTGTTGTGTTGCACGAGCCTTGGCGTTTGCGGCATGAGCCTTGTCAGGCATAGGGTATTTGCCCTTCCCTGTGCGTTTATCGAACATGCCGAATTTGCCCGGAGGCAGTTTATTACGTCGCGCTGCTGTCAGTCTGGCCATAATTATCCTCCCAATTTCGGAGTTTCAATTCCCGCGCCCACGCCGGCGGCTGGGCTGGGTGCCGCTGGCGGCATATTCGGATGCGTCCCGCCTCCCGCTGGAACCGGATTTTCACCCGGCACCGGTAATTTCATCGTCGCAGACGTATGTATCGGCGGTGCTGCTGAAACAATTGGCGCACCCGGCGCGGCTGTTTCATATCCAGGGCTTACAGATCCTGGCGGCGGTGGTTGATAACCCGCCCCTTTCATTATCTCATCAGCAACTGGAGCCGCTTCTGGTGCTGCGATAACTACGCCTGCAGATTGCATTGCCTCATATGTCGCAGTTGTTCCGGTAAGAACCGTCTCAGCCTTCATCTTATCCACTTTGGCGTCAGTAAGCACTTGCTCACGTTGCTCTTTCATCACCTTAACGTCATGGCCAGCC